GATATTTCTCATATAAATCTATTATAAAATCAACTACACCCTTCTTACCTATGATATTTCCTTCAAAATCCTTACTTCCTATTGTTGGTATTGCCCTGTGTCTCTCATATTCAAGTACATAAACATTGCTGTCGGGGTCTATTGCAATGACCATTATAACAGAGAAGTCAGATGTCTTGGTATCAATATCGGTAGCAGGGTCACATCCTATGAACACATTGACCGGGAGCTGATTACCATCAGTAAGGATATAATTGATTCCATCTATGTTCTCATAATGGCCAGTCCAGTATTTCAGATGTTTCCTTGTCCATACGGAATCATCCTCACTCTGCACTTCCATCATGTACTCTTGATAGAATTTAGTACTCTGACCTGAGTCTATATAGAATCTTTTTTTCTCTTCCAGCTTCTTCTTATTGAAGAAAGAACTCCATAGAGACTCTCCATTTGGCAGTATTGCCTTATAAGTGATAACCTTCCAAGCAAAATCCTTTTTATCCTTTTGAGCTTTTGCATGATTGGTAAGAAGATTATTAATGAAAGAATCATAATGTACGGGAGTGCCATTAATGCGCAAGCGACCAGTATGAGGCTCAATAGCGGGATATACAACAGCAGTGACCAGATTAGCATTCTTATCTCTAGAATCCTGCGTAAGCGTGTTCGCTTCGTGTTCGAAGTCATCGAGTACGATGAGGTCGTACCGCTTGTGTAGTTTCGCCCCTCCTCTGATTCCTGCAACATTGCTCTTGCTAATAAGTTTACATCCATTTGTCAACTCTATATCTTCTTCCGTCCACTTCTTTCCTTTAAGGCTTCCAAAATAGTATTTAATCCTATCATTATATTCAAGATGATGCTTGATATAATCCATATTGCCCACAGAAAGCTTCTGCGTAGCAGATACCCAAGCGTAGAAAAGAAAGTTATCATTGTCATTGCAAAATACAAAATCTTTTAGTATAGATGCTTTAGTTAATACTGTCTTTCCATGTCCTCTTGGAATGATGATAGCAAGCTGTTTACACTCTAAATCATCTATGTCATCCGCCATCTCATAATGAAAGAATGGTGTTTCACTACGCATAAAGTCATCTGGAAGGAATAACTTTCCAAATGCTATTAAATCCTTATGTGCTAGTTGAAGTGTTTCTTCGGCTTCTGATACGTTTTCTGAGTTTATATTTGCCATCTACTGTGAATCCCATTCTCTTATATGACATGGAACAATTCTCTGTTCTATGATGTATACTTTGGTTGGGCCCTTTATTGGCAAGATGCCAGTATGATAATACAGGAACCAGTACTACTTCCGTTTCTTTCTTGATTTTTTCCATTTTTCTCTCTTGAATTTAAGAAATTCCGCACCTTCTAATGGGTCAAAGATAGTTGTTATCAATCTGTTATCATCGTCATTATACGTTGGGTCTATTATTGTTACTGGACAGTTGAATATATTCCTATCGTCCAACCCAAGTTTTTCAGCATAATTATCAAATATCTTAAAACTACCTACTTGTAGAGCATGACTTATAAGACCTGATGCTGGGTCTTTTAATACTTGATAACCTGATACATGAATATGTCCACAAGTAAGGATATGGTCACGCCATCCCATCTGCACTGCCTTTGCTACTCCATGCGCAGTATTCCACATAGACACTCCTTTGAACATATGTCTTGCATTCACTCGTACCTCTTTACCATTAGGGAATATAAGATTTAGTCTTGCTCCCCATTTCTCATATATACCTTTATGGTCACGCATAATGAAGTCAAGTGGGTCACCCTCTCCACTCCATACATCATGATTACCTGCTACCAAGTAGAGCCAATCTATCTTATTGACAAAATATTCTGTTAATCTCCATGATTCTTTTGCTGATGTTGATTGTTGTCCATACAAGAAACTCAATCTTCCTATCCAGTTGTTCTGTATATCTCCAAGATTACCAGCAAACATTCCTTCTGTATTATTTATAGCATCACTATACTGCATTATCATTGATAGGTCTGTACCATCATCATCAACATGAGGGTCACCAAAATGTGCTATACCTATAGGGCCATTGATATTTATCTCAATATCATGCAGTCTTGTCTTTTGTTTATATTGCTTCTTTCTATTGTATAACTTATTACGATGGTCAATAAGCTCTTCTATAGGAGCAAATTCTATTGGTCTTTCTTTTGGTCTGAATGGGGCTTGTTCTAATATCTTGGGATATAATGTATTCTTACCGCATGCTGTACATTTCCATCTTTGCTTCTTCTCCTCACTTCCACCATAATAATGCCACCCATCCTTCTTTAATGTTCTAGCTCCACATTCATGACAACCTATTATATTGCCGTCCTCATCATTCCTTAACATCTGATTCGGTATCCTCCACTAGTTTGGCCCTGTCAGCAGATTCTAACTGTTCTTGTGAGAATCCTTGGAACATGCCCATGATTCCCATCTCTCTCTGTTTTATCACACTGCCAAGAGTACCAAGTGCTTTACCTAACTCTTTAGTAGACTGCAATATAATGCTGTCGTCTTCACTATAGTCAGCTAAATCTTTCAACTTTGCAAGTATATACTTATGGTCAATGCCTAGTTCTTTTGCTACTTCAAGGGCTGTCTTATCTATTTCTTTCATTATCCTCTCCTGTTTTAAGAGTACAACAGCTTTCTTTCTTGCACTATTCTCATTCTTTTCACTGAAAGCTGTCATGTATGATTTTACAGCACCCATGCCAACTACAACATTAGTTGCAAACTCTTTCTCTTTATTGGTAGGTATAGAGCGTTGTTTGACTCTAGAAGCAGGGTTCTTTATGGTCTTAGAGAAAGTGTATCTGTTAGCATGGGAACTGAAATCCGTATCCATTACCGTATTGTCACGGTTGATGAAGGAACCTACGACTGTTCTTATCCATCCTTTTGCGAACTTATAATTCTTCCTGTCATTAGGATGATTGACGCTTTTAGCTACTTTTAGCAGCTGTATTATCCTGCCGTCATCACTCCATACCCAATCACCTTCATCTGCAAGGCGCCAGTTGTTCTTTATATCAGGTTGTTGATTATCGAAGTGCTGTTGAAATTCATCTAAAGTGTCGAATACATAATGACTGACACCTTTAATCTCTCTCTTCTCCAATACTGTATTCCTCTAATACACTGTTAAGTTTTTTTACTTCTAAGTATAATTCATCTACAAGCATATTGACATCTTTTGGAATCATGAACCTCTTCCCGTTTATCTCTATAGGGTAGTACTCCTGCATCATCCCCTCTAATACAGACTCTTGGTCCTCTAGTGGTAAATTACTTAACTGCTTTAATGCAATAGCCATAATGTATACTATATATAATATGTTTTATATAGTTCTTTAAGTAGTCTTATTCCCTGCCCCCCTATAGTCCCCCCAATTTAAACCTAATATCAAATATTTGTCAATGACCAAGTTCTTTCTAAAAAAAATAATATCATTTTGTGATGCGGCCAAACTCAGCTCGTGTACCCTTTAATCCGATTATGAAAATCTGATTTTAAGTTAGAAACCTTAACGTAAGGAGATAGCATGTTTGAAACTATCATAGTAGTGATTGAAGGTAAATTGGTAGCCATCAATGTCCAGATCAGTGAAGAGACTCGTGAAGTTGATGGAGAACAGTACCATCTCGTGAGACATGACACCGACTCACAGTTCCAGTACCTAGCCACCGAGAAGGCCGTGAACAAACTTCGTAAATCCAGCACCAAAGCATCCCAAGCTATGGATGAACTGGCTGAGACTCTCTAACCTACGGGGGACTTCGTCCCCCTACTAACATCATATATGGGCGGTTAGCTGACACATATCCACTTACATATACAGCACCGCCCATTAGTATCTATATTTAATTAACTTGGGCATAAACACAGCGGAGGTTATAGCATGACACTAATAGTGATACATAAGAATGAATGGACATTCAGGTTCTACGGTCGTTTAATAACAGTATATGCTGATACATATTGTAAGGCAGTATCTGCAGTCATAGATGAAATAAGAGGTTAATAATGAATAAGACAAATAAAGAATTAGCAAAAGATATGAATTGCACATCACGTCAAATATCTAAAAGCCGTAAGCGTGGTTATATAACTAACAACAACGGTGAAAGAATTAAATATAAAGCACCTGAGCCAGTATTTATAACTCTCAAAGCAATACCTAAAAGAACTAAAATAAAGAAAGATGAACTTTTAGAACCATTTAATATCAATGACTATAATCTGTGACAGAATAGATAAGGAGTAATAAGGAGAAGTAATTATGTATACAGCACAACCAAGAAGAGCTGTAATAGAATGTAAAGATGGCTTTACAATGTCTGTACAAGCATCTTATTTTCATTATTGTACACCAAGAGCCAATGGATGGGAAACAGTATACACGTCAGTTGAAGTAGGTTTCCCAAATAAAAAAGAAGACTTATTAATGGATTGGGCCGAAGACGATGATAATCCAGTTGACACAGTATATGCATACGTTCCAGCATCTATTATATGTAATATAATTCATAAACACGGTGGTATGGTTAAAGGCCAACTACCTTATCTTGATCTAAATAACCATAATGAGGAGAATTAAATGGCATACATAGAATTAGCATGGTATTTCACCGTAGCACTAATATATATAACATTTATATCACAGAT